ACAGTAAAACCGTTTAATGTGCCTTTTTTAATTCCCTTATCATTAATCATTAAGGGCAATTGTGTTTTTTCTTCTTGCCCTGAAATTTCAATATAAAGTTGTGAACCACCAAAATAGTAGTCATTTTCAATACTCTTGCGAATGATTTCACGTATTTTTAAACGCTTAAATTCATCTTCAATAAGCTTAACTTTGTTTTGATCTTTTCCTTTGATCTCTCCCCATTCCCTAGTCATCTCTTGGGCGAATGTTTCAGTAACTAAGCGATACTCAGTAGATTGAGCCAGCTTCGACAGGATTTGATAACCAAGATAATTGCTATAGAATTGTGCATCCAACCCTGCATACTCAGAAGCAGTACAGAACCCATCCATGGCAATAACGTCATGTTCTTCGGGGTGAACACCTTTAGGCAATTGAGGTGCTGGATAAAACTTAATAAGCTCTTTATCTTGCTGTGCATTTTCCAAAGCATGAAGTAATGCTGTGTAAACTCTTTTGCGTTTCGTCTCTACAACTGGCTGTGGCTCAGTCTTTTTGAAAAAATTAAACATATTACCTTCCAAATGCGGCTTCCATATCAGCCATGTTGATACTCATTGATTTTTTAACAGGTGCATAAGCCATTATAAAAGCATCTGCTAAGTTTGGCGACTTAACATCACGTTTAGCTAAATCATCTTTAGATTCAACCATAACACGCCCAATTCTATCAATATCTCGCATCGGTATAGATAGCTCAACCTTAAGCCTATGCAAGTTTGGCATGCCTTTAGATATGGAAATCAAATCATCTAATTTGTATTTTGGTATCTCAGTACCATTTTTCATGGCTTGAATAACTTGATATGTTAACCGAAATCTATCCGCCACCAGCCACCAAGCTTGAGCTTTAGCATTAGCAAAGAAATCCTTATTTGTGATCTTTGGTTGATATTCTTTATCAGGCTCATGAACTCCACCACCAGCCACAAATTTACCATGTTTAATGGCTGTCTTTTTCTCTTTGTTAAGCTCTGCAATCTTTGCACCAGCGCCAGCCCCTACACCAGTGGAGTCGTAATGAACAAATGCGCCACGCTTAAGTGCCTCATTATAAGTTCTAGTTGTTGATTTTAATAATTCATCCTCTTTGGCTTTCCATTCGTCAGACCATAGAGCAATAATACCTTTTCGATGAACTAAAGCGCATTTATCCTTACCAGCGTCAGCAACGTCAAACCCCATGAATGAACGACCCGTGTCATCCAGCCCAAGTAAAATATGCGCATCAATGGCAGCCTCAACCCATGAAGCTTTGATAATACTTGAGTCGTCATCTAAACGAGGCATACCCTCATAGATATGAGCAAAACCATCAGGGTCACGCCTTTTCTTATCTGCAATAACAGCTAGTGCAGTTTCGCTAAGAAAGCCGTTTTCATTGTAGTTAATGTGCCGAACAATCGT